GGACGAGAAACCATCCCACGCAGTATATTTAGTACACAGAGAGGCGCTTCGTGGCAAGGCAAACTTTCATGCCAAGCCAGAGGACATCCCCAAGGGGGAGTGCCCTCCAGCACCGTTGCAGCACCAATACCTGGGGTTGTCCGAAACTCCGCAGGAATGACTATGTCATAACCACGAATTTTAGTGAGAAAGGCTGCTAGCCCCTCCTCAATGTTCCGAACACCGTCTCGGAATCTGCGTCTGGGTACAAGACGATTCACCGCCCTAAGTACCGTACGCAAATTCGTACGTACGACGGAAAGCCTGAGCTCCCACTCCCGTTTTACCGGGAAACCTCGCGCCAAGTCAAAACCGGATGCCAATCCGGCCTCAACGAGCCGTTCGAAGTCCCTCAATGAGGTTTGTGGGAGGCCGCTCTCAGGCAATGCCCCCAACCGCTCTACATCCGAAGCAGAGATCGCCTGCCGTACCCAGTCGGCCAAGTCCTGATGGCGAGTCAGAGAACTTGCCTTCCAAGGCGATTGCAGACGAAGCAGTAGGTCACCCGATCGACTGCCTTGTGACATCACCACGCGCAAAGCCCTAACCCAATGGGGCCGAAGGGCCTGTAAGCTTGCAGTGAGCCTTTCAGGCGAGCATGGGAAACCAGGTCCGCCAAACTCTCTAGGGATGTAAGGGTCAAAGCCTGCCCTACGAAGACGAGCGAACTCATCCCCGAAGGTCGACTCCATTAAGTAATCCACTCCGGGTACCCATTTCATGCCCGGTCCACGTGCCCAAGCAGGAAGCATTTCTGCGTCCCGCTCGACCCGCGAAGTCCCAGCGAGCGAACCCACCGAGACAGTGTCATACCAATGAAGCCTCCCGGCTTCGACGACACACAGCCGCTCCACCAAGCAACCAGCGTATGGGGAGAAGGTGTCTTTTGCCTCAGACACCGACCCGCCAGTTGCCTTGAGCAAGGCATCATAGAGTTGACTTGACATTAGAGAACCTAATGCAAACAAGTCATCCCCGACGATCCGAACGCAGTCAGTCTGGAATGCAGTCGATGACAACCAAAGGTTGTACAAAGAAAGCACCGGCCAGGTAGGCCCTGCCCCCATGAGGGGCGCTCCAGTC